CGTTACCCGGGGGTTGTACTCGTAAAGGGATAATCTCCTTTTCCGTTTATAACCTTAGGTATCTCACTTAATCGTGAGGTGCCCCTGTTAACTAGAGGTCTAATTGATCTATGTCCTTACCAATTACTGAAGCTGAGTGGGCTGCTGTTGTTGGGAACCCCCAATTAACTCGCAGTATCTTCGGGCCTACGGACGTTTGCTCGCTTTTGGTTCTCGTCGGTAACAATATTCACAGAGTGGTTCTTCATCAAGTTCCCTTTCGGGAATTTAATTTGGTTCCTTTTGTAGATAATGTCTCCGTTAGAGATCCATCTGTTCGCATCGTCCTCCAGCTTGAATCTACTGTGCGCGGGTCGGGGTTAGCGGCATCGTTTCGTCTCCGATGGATGTCTTGGTATACTAGGTTGGTTGATAACCGTCCTACGTACCATTACACTGTCAGACCGAATGCGATTTTCGTTCAAGTTCCCATTAATCCCTCTGTAACCCCCCATGTCCCCAGGTCCTCTCCGTATCCTCAGTTGCCGCTACCCGGCGGCGATAGAGTCTACGAGGTTCCTGTGGTCGTAAGGGATTTCAGTAGGGTTACAGCAAATCTTATGAACATCGTAAGATCCACTCGGGCAGACCGCTCTCTTACGAGAGTGGCCAAGAACGGCTTCAGCGGGTCGAGCTATAAGCGACCAGTTTACCCGGTCACTTTAACACATTCTGCTCACGACGTTACCTACGATTTTGCAGGTAACCCGCCCTTTGTTGGGGCGCCGTACGAAGTAGAAGAGTATTATAAGAGTATTACCTCTTTGCGTACTCCAAACTTTGGAAGGTTGAAAAAGAATAAGCTGCCTGTTAACTCATACAGCTGCACGATCCGACGAACGAAGAATTCTCCTGGATATCTGAAGACGCAGGCCCTACTTTTTGTAGGTAAACCGACGGCTAAGAATTTCAAGGGGCAGTCTACGGGTTTCTTCGCACCGATTGTAGGTCCTAGCTTTCGCTCTGACCTAGTCAACAAGAGCATAAAGAAGCTTGAGAAGAAGGCTGATGCCGACATCTCTGCTAACATTGCCCAAGATATTGCCCAGTTTGGCCAGTTAAAGTCCTTGATAGCCGATAATGCAACTCGGATAGCAAGGGCAATAACCCAAGTCAAGCGTGGTAATATTACTGGAGCATTGCATGCTCTTGGGTCTCCGAAGGGTATAAGAGGCTCCTCTCGCACTAGAGACATAGCTCAAGATTGGCTATCTATCCAGTATGGTTGGAAAATCCTACTCAAGGAGATCGATGATTTGATGAGGATTCTTGCTAATTCTATTAACAATAATCCCCCGTCTCGATCGATACGTGCCCAGTCAGAAGCTGAGGATTCTAGTGTGTTGACACACGAATTTAGTGATCAACATGCGAAATCCAGATCCGAAATACGTACGTTCTATCGTTGTAAGATAGGACTGAAATATTCCGTGTCGAATCAGCTTCTGGCCTACACCCAGCAACTGGGATTTACTAACCCAGTTAATCTGGCGTATGAAGTACTGCCGTACAGTTTTGTTGTTGACTGGTTCATCCCGATAGGGCCTTATCTTGAAAGCATTTCTGCTTGGCAAGGTATGGTCTTTAAGGAGGGCTATGTCACTCAATCAGCACGACAGTACTATAACGGTGTTGCCTCTGGCAGCAAAACCACCTTTGCCGGTGCATACGTGAACACGTCCGCTGGTAGTCTGGAACAGGAATGGTTGGTTATAGCGAGAAGCCGTTTGACTAGCTTCCCACGCCTTAACCTTCCAATTCCTAAAAATCCAGTCTCCCTCGAGCATGCGCTCAATGCACTTGCGTTGATGAGAGTTGCTTTTCGGTAACACTCCTGCTCGTTAACTTTATTCATCAGGAAAATATATGGCCGCTATCGCGAACATATTAGCAACATCCATAGCCAACACTACCGGCGCTGGTCTGTCGTATTTGTTTACGACTTCCACTACCGTTGGTGCTGATAAGACGTTTTCCCCAGAGGGTCCAGTGGCTCCTGGAGTTAATCGTTGGGTGGAGCGGTCGGGTGGTCAAGCAATTAACTACCCGTCTTATGATTTCTCTTTCCGCCGACCTATTCAAAACAGTCGGAATTTTCGGATAAAAGAGATCATAAAGCTCCCGGTTGCAAACGTTACGTCACCTTCAACTGGTAGTGGCATTCAACCACTCCCTTCGAAGGCGTTCGAACTCGTATGCACCCGCGAGTATGTGATTCCCGAAGCTGCAACTTTGGCTGACAGGACTTTGTTCTGGTCTTATCTGATTTCCCTCAGTTCGTCGACCGTTTTGGCATCGGATTCAACCCCGATTGACAATACCGGTTCGATCTTACTGCCGGCGATCAGGGACCTTGAACATCCCTATTAACTGAAGCTGTCTCTTCGATTCTCATACTAGGAGCACCGCCCATGATTAGCTCTCGCAATCGTGCTCGTCGTCTTTCGACTTCGAGACGTGGCCGCACTCTTTCGAGTGCGGGGAGTTTTCGGATCCCTCCCAAGCTTTCGCTTGGTCTCATCCAGTCGTATCTAGAGGCCTTAGATTGTCCTCGGAGTCTTTCTATTGCCATTCTCCTCAGAAATGAGGAGTATGACCAGTTGATCGACTTTGATTTCAATCCGGACCACTACAGCACGTTATCGTCTTTTTCCGATGCCTATTCCGCAACTTCATTTCTTTCGAAATTTGCTGATTTCAAAACCAGCAGAAATCGTAAGGATGTAGCCAAGGAAAAGCTCCTTCGGTCTGAAGTCGAGTGCTGGAAGACAAACACACTCCTCAAAGATCCGCAAAGTAACCCTCTTTATTCGGGGGCTACTGTCTACCTGCATGATGCAGTTAGACGAAAAATTGCTTCGATCCTAGGGGTTTATGTCCCTGTCAGCGATATACTGGAAGAGTGCAATTGGGGACCAGGCGCCACTCAGCTGATAAAGCGGAGAGACGCCTGTGCGCCGAATAAGTTCCAGTTTGAATACGGAACTACAGCAAGCTTATATCAGACCCTCCAGGATTGTAACTTCTTTGGACCATCGGGGTTTTCGCCTCTTTGGTCCTCAGTTGCTTCCTCTTCTGGCTTCCCTGTTATCTTTCCAGGTAACAGGTTGGGTTTCGTGCCTAAGACTTCCAAGACTGACCGAACGATCCTAATAGAACCGGGCTTAAACTCCTGGTTTCAAAAGGGTATCGGAAAGGTGATTCGAAAGAAGCTTAGCCAGTGCGGGATCGATCTTAGTGATCAGGGTGTTAATCAACGTTTGGCCCGTAAAGCCAGCATTGACAACTCTCTTGCCACCATTGATTTTTCCTCTGCAAGTGATCTAATCGCACGTGAACTGGTGAGAGACCTAGTAAGTCCTCAGTGGTTCATTACTTTAGATTTTTGCAGATCGCACTTCGGTGTCGGACTCGGTGTTGACCAGCATCATTGGCAGAAATTTTCTTCCATGGGTAATGGTTACACCTTTGAACTGGAAACCCTTATATTCTATGCAATAGCATTTTGCTGTTGTGAATATTTAGAGATACCAGTTGAGACCGGGGTAAACCTTAGCGTCTATGGTGACGATGTCATCATTCCCGTCGAGGCTTACACTTTATTCTCGTTAATGTGTGGATTTTATGGTTTTACTATAAATCCAGAGAAGAGTTTTGTCTCTTCAGACTTCCGTGAATCATGCGGAGGCCACTATTACCGAGGCGTCGATGTTACTCCATATTACCTAAAAGGTAAGCTGAACGATATCTTTGATATTTTCGGTTTTCACAATGGGATTTTGAAAAGGAGTCTCTTCCATTACGGTCGAGATTCTCGATTCAGATCCTGTTGTGATAGCTCCGTGAGATCGGTTCCCTCTGAGCTTAGGCTTAGAGTTCCCCTTTCTCTCGGAGACACGGGTTTCGTCAGTAATCTAGACGAAGCGTGCCCTGCCCGGTGTCGGCATCAAATCGAAGGATTTAATGTCAACAACCTAAGGAAAGGAAGTGTAAACTTCCCGTTCAGCGGTGATGGCCTTCTATTGTCATCACTATGGTCTTTAGAACAGAAACGAAGACCTGTTAACAGGCCTTTAAAGCACCGTATAGTCGATAAGAAGGCTACGGATGGCGGTGACGGGTTTAGCTTAATAACTAAATCCGGCATTACTGTCCCTACCTTCACAACGTCTATCGTCAGCACTTG